GGCTTGCCGCCGATGATATATACCGGTTTCGTCGCACTGCCCGCCATCGCAGTGTCAAGTTTTACAGCGCTGGTAGCACTGCCGCCTGCAGATGCAGAACCCGCGTAGCTGTGCGCGTGATTCTTGGCCGCAAATACGCTTTCCGCCTTGCTCTTGATGTACGCCCACAGCATACTCATGGGCCTGCGGTGGAAGGTGGTGCTGGTGCCGCCGCCAACGTACTGGCTCACATAGTAGTCCGCATCAGTAGGGGTCGAAGCATCGGTGGTCAGCGCGTTGATCATCGTGTTCAGGTCATCGGCGGTCTTGTTTGCTTTGTCAGTCAGCTTTTTATCCACCTGCGTGCGGGTGTAGTAGTCGCTCATGTTTACCGTCACCATGCTGTCACGCCAGGCATTGGTGTCGCGGTCCCATACCCAGATGCTGTCCGTGGTGCCCACCACAGCCCACCAGCCGTTTTCACCCACGGGCACCGCAGCAGTCAGGGCGTCTGAGGTCTCATACCAGCCCTGCGCGCCCAGCGTAATGGTGCGCACCTGCTCGAAATATTCCTTTGTGGCCTGCAGGTATTCACCGGATTTTGTTTCGCTGCCCTTCGCATTGGATGCACTTGTGCCCGCATTGGTCTCGCTGGTCTTGGCAGCGCTTGCGCTGGTGCTGGCAGCGCTGGCTGCACCTGTGGCAGTGCTGGCCGCGCTGGATGCTGTCTGGGCATCTTTTTTTGCGGCTGCTGCACTGTTAGCAGCTGCGGTTTTGCTGGTATTGGCATCATCTCGCGCCGCTTCGGCTTTCTTTGCGTTGGCCTGAGCACTGGCGGCGCTGGTGCTGGCATTCGTTTCACTAGTCTTTGCTGCGCTTGCGCTGGTGCTGGCATTCGTTTCACTCGTTTTTGCGACCTTCGCACTGGTCACGGAGTTTGTCTCCGAGGTCTTTGCCGCACTGGCCGAACTGGCAGCAGTTGTTTCGCTGGCCTTTGCTGCCTTTGCACTGGCGGCAGCGGCATTCGCAAAGGTCTGTCCGTATGCCTCCACTTCCGCCTTCAGCGTCGCCATAAAGTCCCGGATCTCAGAAATGTCAGTTTTTGTGTCTACCACCAGGCCTTCCAGGCATTTTGCCTTGCCAAGCGTCGTGTGGAACGCACAGTTCACCATTCCGCCAGTGGTAATAAGGCCCACCACAATAAAGAACACATCGCCCTGATACGCTACAGCATCCGCCGCCACAATCCAGTCAAACACCACCGCATTGCCTTCAGTGTGTTTGCTCGTCACCGTGTAATAGTTTTTGTCACCGTTTGCATTCTGGTAGTTGATGCGCAGGTCAAACTTCGACATATCGTATCCGCGCCATGTTTTGTTCATTCTAAATCGGATGCGGTTCGCGTCTTTATCTCCCTCAACGCCCAGCACCACACCCCGCTCCGGAATGGCAATTATGCGCAGGTCTTCGTCGATCACAAAATCGTAAGCGGTATCTTCTTCGCTCACATCTGCCATTGCTGCAAACTGCTTGTCCAAATCCACCATGTCACTTCACCTGCTCGATCAGTACCTTGTTTGTCATCATCCGCGTCTTGCCATTCTGGCCAGCAAGATACACCTTAAAGCTTTTTCCGTCCGTCACCTCGTCGGGTACGGCGCACTCACCTTCCGCGCTCACAGTCACCGCATATTCGTCATTGAACACAGCAATTTTCTTGGCCATAAGCCACTCCGGGTCACTCTGCTCAAAGTGGCAGCGCAGATAGCCTTTGCTTCCGGCTGTCACGCCGGCAAAATCACCGCGCTTTGCCAGCTGCTGCCCTTCCACGGCAAACTTCAGCATCCGCATTGTTTCTCCTCCCTGTCGCACTCGGCATACAGCCGCCATTCCAGTTCGCTGATAAGGTTTTTGGTCGCTTCCATCGTGCTGGAACTCTGCGGCGGGTCAAACAGCATCTTCACCTTCAGCGCCGTATAGCTCTTTACCGCTTCAATGTCTGCCCTGTTCTGGCAAAACTCGCTCCATGTTGCCGTTGCATCGCTGATGCCAAAGCCCTCCTGAGGCCCAACACCCATCTGCCGCAGGATCATCAGCACGCTGTTGATGTGCATAATAAGGTCTGCATCAAACGCCGTATACTCCTCGGTAAGTCCAAGGAGTTTCTTCACCGAGGTAAGGATACTGTCCATTTCCGATCACCTCAGTCTACAATGCACTGGTTGTCCCACTTCTTGTAGGCGTCCAGATAGGTCTCGCCCTTATCGCCGTCGTGGGTGATCTCGTAGTACATACCGTCAGACACGGTGGTACTCACCAACGCCTTCCAATTCTGCAGGGTTTTGCTGAACCATACGATGAACACGTCCTCCATCGTCAGCTTCTTGCCGTCGGTCACGTCCACGTGAGCGTTAAAGTAGTCCACCACCAGCTGCTTTGCGCGGTTCAGCATTGCATCGTTTTTCATTTTGTTTTCCTCCTTTTATTATTCCTCGTGATCCATCACGCCCTCGGCTGCAATGGCTGCATTAGCCCAGAACAATGCCTCGTCCAGCTTTGTCAGTGCCAGACTGCGTTCCCGACTTGGTGCAATACACCGCACCATTCCTTCTGCCTCCTGCATCTTCAGCCGCAGGTTTGTGCTGTATGCCGCTTCCGCAACATTGAATTTTCGTACAGGGTACATCTTCATTTCCTCCATGGGCATGTGTCGCCCGGTCGTCTTTCGGCAAATGCAGGCTTTAGGATCGTATCATCTCCATAGTGGATGGCCTTGTGGGTCCGATCGCTCACGCAGATCACGTTTTCCGGGTCCAGAAGTGCGTCTGAGTGCTGAAGCACGTCCTCTTTCGTCAGCGGGTTCAGATGGTGGATAATAATGCGCGGCCGGATGGGTTTGCCGTTTCGTATCACCCAGTCGGTGATCTCGTGGTCTTTGCACGCAAGGTCACACCCAGCGTCCCGTACAATGATCCTGTCCCGGAACTGCCGCCACTCTCTTGACTGGTAAAAACTCTGATTTAGCCACCGGTCAAAGCCAAAAGTATCAAATCCAACTTTGCCGTGGAGCTGTAAATAATGGAAACGGTCTTCAAAGGTCGCATGCTGGCAAAGTTCAGTATAGGTCTTCATAAGCAGCTCAAGCACCAGCAGATCATGGCGAATACCGTGCAGATCATAGAGAGGCAAATCAACTTACTATGCAGGTTCTTATGGCCTTCCATTTCGTCATGGTAAGCGCATATAAATGTAAAAATCAGAGTACACCAACAGCCAAATCCGCCGAACCACTTATCAATAATTTGTGGAAGCCCGACCGCAATAGCCGTCAAAAGCGACAGAATACTAGGAGGCAAATACCACCAGTACCGCTTGTTTGTCAGTCGTTCTCGGTCTGTGAACAAGCATGCAAGCATGATCCACGGCATCGCCGCCATCAGCCAGAAGCAGATTTCTTCAAATGCCGTCATCATAAAAATCCTTTCTTCTGCAACATGTCATCTGTAAGCAGCATCGGTGCCCATGCAACTGCTCCAGTCAAAAGAACTGCCTTCCATTCGCACAGGATATTGCGCTTTACCAGAAAAACCGCTGCTGTAAAGTAGATAAAATACAGCACTGCCAGAACGACTCAGGCTGCATAAGAGCTTTTAAAACTCATAGTCTGGGGCCTCGTCTTCGTCCACGCCATTGTACTTTGCCATGGCTTTCAGCACATTTGCGTACATTTCTTTGGTGTCCTTTGCGTTTTCTAGTGTCTCGGTCTTTGCCCGGAGCAGTTTGTTTTCTTCTTCCAGTTTTTTCTTTTCAAGGTCCGCTTTCATAGTAGCCAGCTTCAAGAAGTGCGTTGTTTCTGCACTTGAAGCCGTCCCTTCTCGTAGCCTTCTTTCCACCAGTTGCATGGTCAGGTTTATCATGTACTGTTCCTGTGCTTCCGGACTTGTTGCAGGCCGGGCCGAAGCCACAGCCGCTTCTCCCGGTGTGTTCTTCTTCGGTCGCATTCAAAAGGCCCTCTTTCTTTTGTTGTCTAAAATTCAGTTTTTGCAAAGGCTTATGGGTGCTGTGGCAGTGCTTTTCATTTGAAGGGAGAAAGCAAACATTCCGTATAAAGGAGAACAATACAGAATGCCCCGATGCCGATGGAGGTCAAACGTCATGAACTCAGAAAGCTCTTAGGAGGCGCGCACCCCATAAGCCCTTGCAAAAACTGCCGAAACCTCAGTCTACACCCCAAGGCCTCGGCAGCATGTTTAAAGCCCAAGTATCAATTTTCCCTCCGGGGAAATATCAAAGACCGGCGCGATTTGAGAGGGGGGTGTCGATTTTGAGACCCCTCCCTATGGCCTTAAGCACTTTGTGCATAGCCGGTATCGTCCTTGATCTCGATTTTGAGCTTCTTGTAGATGTTAATTGGATCGTTTGCCACGATTTTATTGATTGCTTTCTCAATTTCGTAGGCATTTTCATTGTCTGTGAACTGAGAAGAGGTCTGTGCCAGCCGCATAAGCAGGCCAGACGAGTTATAGCCGTGATCCATGTCATACTGATACCACTGCTCGAACTGCTCATACGGATTGTAGGGATTATCGAACGTGGTCAGAAAGCATCGAACCATAATTCAAAGCCTCTCTTTCCTGTTATCACTTTCCAAGTGCATCATAAACGGTAGATTCAGGAACGCCACACGCCTGTGCAATCTCTTTATAAGTGTAACCGCTTCGCAACATCGCTCTTGCTTTGGTCAACTTAGCCGAAGACAACGAAGCCGTGGTTTTGGGCATTGCGCGTTTCACGATTTCATCCGAATCAGAAGAATTCAGGAACTTTGACAGCATGTTGTCGGAAATTGCGCCAGCCTGAATAGCTTCCCATTCTCTGTCGCTAAACCTGACTTTGGACTTTTGCCCACTTGCGCCGACCTTATCGCGAGCGCGCTGCATTTCAACAGAAGAAATCTTCTTGATTTCTTTCTTGTCCTCAGTGTTTTGCGGGTCTAAGCCCAGTTCCTGAATTTTGGCCTTGATGTTGGCATTGGCAATCAGCATTGCCTTGCGCTCCTTAGGTTTATTGGCCAGCATTGTGGTGTACTTGTCTTTCAGTGACATAACTTCCGCAGCATATGTCTTGGCTGCCTCAGGATCACGCTGGATGCCCTTCATGTTGACCGCCTCTTTGCGGGCCTGTGCTGCCATAGCTTTGAGCTTATTAGAGAAGTCTGCGTACAAGTTCTCCTGAATAGTGCCAGAAGAGAGGGTTCTTGCGTCCTTTGTCTCGGAAATCAGACTTACGGTATCCTCGGCAATACGCTCTTTCTTAGTCTTCGGATCGATGAAGGCACGCCCACTCTCCTTATAAATGAGTTCACCAGTTTCTTTATCCACGCGCACGCTACCACGACGCTCAGGCACACGGATGGTCTGCTTGCGCCGAGACAGGAGCGTTGATGCGCCACCATAATGCGTAGTACCGTCCTCATCCACACGGATTTGCCACTTTTCTTTCAGTTCCTGGATACCGTTCTCCCTCTCAGAGCGTTTGTAATCCAGCTTGTGCTTCTCTGCATCGATAACAACCATCGAATGCTTGACAGCACGAGCCAGTTCCTCTTCAGACGCACCACGAAGAGTCATGTCCGTGATGAGGTTCGAGATAACGCCCATTTCACGCTGCTTCTCTTCTTTTTTCATGAGACGCACGTTGTTGGGATTGCCTTCAGGAACTGCATATGCAGTCTTGGGGTCAAAACCTTTCAACTGTTCCAACGGACGAGTAGATTTAATGGGAACCTTATCGCTGACAGGAATCGCCATAACGGTATCACCATCGAAATCTGCACCGGACAAACGCTCTGCCACCTTAGCATTGATGCCAATAGCATCCTGAATCTGTCCAAGATTGCGCTTGCCACTGACATTTTTGTTGTTGACTGTAACAATCGGAATCTCAAAGGTACCGGCATGAGGATAGCGAATCAGTGCAAGCTGTGTGCCATTCTCATAGGTCGGACAGTAAGCTTCTGTTTCCTTGATTCGGTTGATAGGCAGTATGACTTTCGTCGATTGTCCCGGAAATGCCGATGCTTTCAGCGTCATTGACGTACCTTCACAGGTATCGGCAAAGTCGTTCAGCAGCTTCTTTTTAACAGTAGGATTATCGTAATGCATGATTTCATCATACTGCGCCTGATAATCCGCAATTGTAAGCTTCAGCTGATTTTCAATAAGCTTTTTCGGCTGTTTGGATAGGAACTGCGAAGATACATTTCGGGACATTGTATCCCAATCGCCTTCCTCTTTCAGTTTGTTAATAGGAGAAAGATGCTCCTTTCCATCAGAACCGATGTATGTACTCTGGCCATTGGCTTTGATGGCTGCACCAAACGGATTGTCCGGATCAGCTTTCGCTTCCTTCAGGACCTTCATTTTGGGCGTGCCGGAAGGTTTGTTGGTGTTGAACATGATGTCCACGCCATCGGGAAGATCATCCGAGTAGACAGCCATGCCTTTCAGATAGTGGTCACCATCGACAAGGATACGAACCTGCGCATAATGACTCTTGCCAAGGTCAAGATCTGGCACGCCACGGCGAATTTCCATGACACCATCTTTGTCCAGGCCACCTTCATCACCATACCGAATGGCAACACGGCTTGAATCCAGACTTGCAGGACGCTGAAGCTTCTTGAACGTATCACCGCCATCATCAGAATGATAATCGCCGAGCGAATCAATCTGATCCTGATGCTGATAAGCATACTTCTGGTCGAATTCAGGCTTAGCCAACACCGTAATGTTAGTCTGCTGACGGATGTTGGTCGGCTGACGGATACCTACGCCATAACGTTTGTAACCGTATTCCGCTTCCAACGTATACGCAGCGTCGTCAAGCTCTGATTGTGACACACCCATTACAAGATTGGCACCTTCGGAAATATCGATCATGCCTTTCTTGTCCACTTCTTTTTTCAACGTGTCAGCAATATTCTCTGCACGCTGCGCTTTTTTATCAGCAGTGCCTGCATATTTTGAGCGCACACTGGACTCGCTCATACCAAGCTTTTCACCGATGGCTTTCCAGCCGAGACCCTGTTCCTTTAAAGCAGCGATTTTCTCATACTCGGATGCCTTGCGCTCATGGACTGCTTTACGTCGAGCCACTCGAAATTCGGTAAGACCGAGCTGGTACTCCTTGGGAAGAGTGCTATTGATTTGATCTAAAATTTCATTTTCGGACATGCCATTCTTCTTGAGCGTTTCCACACGAGACAGAAAGTCACCAGAGTGCTGATAAGGATTATCGCCAGAACCCCAAGGATATCGGCCGGAATGGCGCTTTGTGCCGTAATGCTCCAAAATATCAGAGTCGGAACTCGTGCCGTAGTAGTTTTTAAGGTCTTTCTCAATTGGATTCATAACGCTGCTCCTTATCTCAGATCCGCAATGATTTTGTCAAATTCTTTAATCTTTTCGATGATGGGATCAATGATATCTGCCGTCGGTGTCTCGATGAGAACATCATCGTTTTGGTAAATGCGATTTTCGATAAGAATATCTTTCGGCTTGACATGATACTCCATGCAGAACAGCGCATCATAAATAAAGAGCTGCTCCATATGTGCTGGAACAGCTCCTGTTTTAAGATCATGAATACGAAGAAAATTATCTTTGTCGTTAAATGCAATGGCATCTGCAGTACCAAAACAGTTTTCGCTGTAAAACAAAACCTGCTCGGGGTCCATGCGGAAACCAATTGCATCGTTGACATATGCGTTGAGGGTTTTCTTGCTCTTCGGGAGCTTTTGCTTCAGGTTAATGCACTCTGCAGCAAAAGCATGAAGCCGAGTGCCTTTCTCCTTTGCTTGACAGCTCATGAAAGCATCCACCAGGCGTTGAGTATCATAGTTCAGCCAATGATACTTACTTGCACCCAGAAAGGCGTGCTGCCCCACGAGCCTGGAATGATCGTTCCATTGCATTGAGAACTTCCTCCTTGTTCTCAGGATAAATGAAAGCGGCAAAGCTCATCTCATTCATCTGACGGACATAATAATCCTGATTCGGACGATGAGGTGCATTTGCTGAGCGCTTGCCTTCGAGTGCTGCCCAGGTGGAACCATACAAAACCAAAAGATCGGGATGCCCCTGCACCTCGTTCGGGTCAAGATGGACCACTACACAGCCGGGAAAGCGTTCTTTCAGTTCTTTCGTCAATCCCTGTTTGAATTTGTTTTCGAGCATGATAAAAACCTCCAAAATAAAAGGAATAGTGCGTTCAAAACGCGTTCTATCCCCCCCATAAAAGGGCATGTTTTTATCGCGTCAGTTTTTGCTAATTTTTGCAAGATTTTATTATTTTCGGGCAAAAGAAAAGCCCCCTGCGTTGTTAGCGCAGAGGCAGATCTTATTTGCTGTATCAGTCGTACCACTCAGGTTCTGGTTCAAGGTCATCGTCTGGATAGCTTGCTTCTTCTGTCGGAGATGATAAAAGCTCTATGTCGTTATCATCGATATGATCTCCGCATTTCAGGCACAGCCATTCATCATCATGATGCACCATCTGGCAATGGCAGTTCCAACACCAATGTTCGCCTGTTGGTTTATCATAGCCGGGAGTATGGAGAACACGGTAGTCAAACGATCCGTCTGGATGCTTCACCCATAGCACTGGTAGACCAAGTTCCAATGTAGTGTAGATCCAAACTTCATCGCCATTCGGAAGAACATCTCGTCCTTCAAAAGAGTAATCGTGCTCACGCCAATTTTTTGCAAGCGCATCCATATAGTTCATATTTTTCACCTCGTACTTCATTAAAGGGCAGTACGTCTATTTAATGCAGTTCTATATTACACTGTCAGGGGATATAGTTCAAGGTTAAAATATTATAACATTTTCCGGCTCGATAAGACGTTAAACTTTCGCCGTGGCCAAAAGCCCGTTTTTTATCCTTAATTACTATATATAAAATTTTAAAATTTTTATTAAGTTAAAGAAAAAAGTGGGTTTTTGGCCAAATGGCAATTTTATTACATATTATCGTAATATTTTGTGGCCATTTTTGCAAAAATTTTTGGCCACGAAGTGGGTTTTTGGCCAAAAAGCTGCCGAGAATCAGTCAAAATTGTTCATCACCTTCCTTGCCGCGGCATAAATGAACCGTTTCACAGACCACCGATCAACCTGATATTCGGCCCGAAGCCGCTCAAGTTCAGGGTTCGGATACTCTCCACACCGAAACTCAGTCACGTCCAGTGCCCTGCGAAGCCGTGCATCCGCTGAACTTGCACTGCAGTGAAAACGATCGCTAAGTACATTTTCAATGTCTGTCAGTGTGACAAAACGATTATTCCGCATTTCATGAATAGCGAAATCAATCGCTTCTCCCATGAGATCTCCACCGAATGTCGCCATCGGCACCTGCATTCTCACGAGAAAGTCATGTGTTTTCTGCTGCATTTTGCATCTCCAATCTTATCTACGAATTCGTATGTAGTCATCCTATCACCGCTGTCCCGAGCTCCTCTTAACCTTACCGAGAGCTACTCGCCGTGCAAAGACCTCAGCATCAAATTCTTCTTTTGAAACCCCACGCTTTTTAGCCTCATACAGAGCCTGCGTATACGACCACGTTCCATCAACGTAACGGCCTGCCAATATATCTGCGGTGTCCGCTTTGCCAATCATGTTAATCACCTCAACCAAATACCATGTAAATCAAAAGCAAGAACCATCCTGTATATCTGATGATTCTCTGTTTTTCTTTACCGATGTTCTCAGCAAAAGACATTCCAATTGCGATAGCTTGTAAAATAATGCTTGCGAGCAGCACAATTCGCATCACTTCTCCACACTTTCATTTCCCGTCTGGTCATCATTCGGCCAGTACGTGTAAATATCATCGAACACCACCGGGATCTTGCTCTGCAGTTCCTTCAGCAGAGGGCACATCAGTTCTCTCATCTGAGGATGGGCCGCCACGGGAGTACGCAGCTTGAAGATGTTGCGCCACTCACGGTAGTTGGCCGTGACCACGATCTCGGTCTTCAGGCACAACGGCAGCACGCAACGAGCCTGTTCGGGACGGAAACCATTGGCGATGAGAGTTTTGTAGCTTTTTTCAGCATCATCACAAGCCCAGTACCACGCATTGTGGATTTGATAGTCCGTTTCGAGCTTTATAAATTCTTCTGTCGAAGAAGCTGCTTTGATTGCATTTTCATTAGGCTCATTAGGAATATAAAACGGCCGAATAAAGCTCAGCTCCCCGCCAAACTTCTCCTTCGAGTAGTTACAGTACCGGGTGCTCTCCTGCGCAAAGGATGCAATACGATGCCGCACCAGCTCATTGGCAATGGCCCGGTCACAGGTAAACAACACGGACAGCTGCGAATGCTCCAGCATAGCCTCATGCCCTTGCTTCACCAGAAAACCCACCAGCTTCTTCGCCGACTCACCATCCTGCGTAATCTTATCCTCGCTCTTGTAGCAGACCCGGGCCACCCGCTCGATCTGCTGCAGCTCCTTGATGCCGCCCTCAGAGATATCAGTGAGAATTTCGTACTTAGGTTCAATGATTTTCATATGTTAGCAATCCTTTCTTTTTCGGGATCTCGCAAAATAGAATCCCAGTCTCTAATAAGTTTCCGTAAGCCATGATCATCTGCTATTGGGCTCATCGTTTCTTCATCGTATTGCACTATGACACTGCCTGCGTTATCGCATCCAAATCCGCAATTCCGACACCGAATCTCATACTTGATTTTCAGACTTGTCCTAGCGGTCGACGTTCCGCATACAGTAGGCCTCACTTTTGAATAGCATACCGGACAACATCTCATATAAAATCCTCCAAAATCGAGTCAAGCAGAATCTCCAGTACCCGGTTTAAGCCCGCCACCACACGATATGGCCACGGTTCTTTCGGCTTCACCCGGGAAGGGGTATCAGACTTTCTCAGCGCACCATAAAGCCACCTGTCGAACTGTCCAAGTGAAATATCATTCTCCATGCACCATTCACGGACATCTACGTAGCTAATGTCGCCATTCATGCAAAGCTCGACCACATCACGCAACTTAGCGTTCGGCTTGATCAGGGTATCTTTTTGAAGCTCGTAATCCTCAAAATACAAGTCCTCGCGTGACCCGTCAGGCCTGCGAATAACTTGTGCAAAAGCTTTGCCATCCGCATAAAGCGTCGTAACATCCTCATCAATGTCGATTCGAGGGATGTCGTACCTCCATATGGCCTCAACAACTTCTTCGTAGTCAATCATATCGCACCTCACAGCAGAATCCGAAACCAGATAAACCAAAGCACCTTCAGCGTGAATGCAATAATGATTGCCCAAGCGCATAAAACTGGTCATCATTCGGCCAGTACGTGTAAATATCATCGAACACCACCGGGATCTTGCTCTGCAGTTCCTTCATAAGTGTCAGCGCAATAGCCCGGCCAAGAAATTTGCCAACTTTCGTCCAAATATCAGTCACTTTTCATCAACCCTTTCAAACCCTGCAAACTTTCCGAAGCCAATATTTCCATGCTCGCAGTGGTGAACCGGTTCATATTTTTTCAATTCAGGCACATGATTTAGAGCATCGGCTAAACCGACATAGCAGAGACCATCATTGAATTTCTGTTCGCATAAGCTGCATTTGTAAGCTGGAAAATAGAATGTTGTCACCCCGCGCACCTCCTCACAGCATCCACCCGGCACTCCGCAGCGTTCAACTCGAAAATAGCCGCATCCACAAATTCCGGGTCACAGTGCTCGAAGTGGTTCCGAGCCACCTCCAAGGCCTGCAAAGCCTCCCGCAGGGTGTTAACCGTCGTCGGAATCGGCTCCATGCGGAATATCTTTTTGACAAAATCAGCGATTTTTCGCAGCATTTCTACGCCCCCACATCTTCATAACTTGCCGAGCCGTGAGCCAGCCCTCGACATCATAATGATCAACAAGTGCTAGCCCGCACACCTCGAGTAAATGAGGAAACCCGTAAGTGTACCAACCGCATACCGCATCCCACAGATATGTGCCAGATTTATCTCGAACTGTAATCTGATAGCCCCCATCATGCAGTGCTCCAGGGCCGCAAACTTCAGGCTGGTTTTTATCGTTCTCAGGAAATCTTCTTTCCATCTCATGCGTAATGCCCGCTTTCGTAAGAAGATAATCCAGCTTCTGCATCTCGGTCATGTGATTCAAAACCCGGAGTTTCCAGGTTTTCTTAGACATGTTTCTCATTTCTGCATTTCCTTTCGTCAGCCTCCATGGTCTTTGCAATTTTATGCTGAATATAAAGCACACAGCCAGCCTGACTATCACACCCGAATGAAGCCAATAGTCCAGCAATAGCATTCAAAGAGTTCAAATCCTCTTCGGCAAATATCATTTAGCGTTCACCGTTCCTCCTGATACTCTACAATTTGGGTTACTTCACTCTGAACCCGGCGTAAGAAATCACACGTACGCAAGCAACCACATTTTGCAAATGCCTCGGCGATATCGCCCAAAATATCCATATCGGTTCTTGTGAGATTAACTTGAGGAATAACTTCAATGTTCTCCTCTGTGATAAATGGGGTATAGTCCCCACAATGGCAGCATTTAATGTTCATGCGTTGCATACAAGCATCTCCTTCGATGATAAAAATAAAGAGCCGCAGATTTCTCCACGGCCCAGTTCTCTTATTTATTGAGTTTTGTATTTGTCTCAACAAATTCTTTCCTAGCTTCAATCATATAATTATTGAAATATTCGCTCCCATTATGAGCATTCATATACAGGTCATTGGCACCCATCAACTTCCCTTGATAAAGTCCAAGTGCATATCCTTCATCATATCCTTTTCCATAGCGTTCGCAGTATACTTTGCGAACCTCTGCATTGTGAATACGAATCAACATACACGCCCCAACAATGCCAGCAATAGTGCTAATACCAATTTTCCATGCTTTTTTCATAATAAATATCTCCTTTCAAATACGAGTTCACCTCATAAAGGAGCTTGTTATTTTCGCGCTAAAAATAAAGAGCCGCAGATTTCTCCACGGCTCTTCGCCTTAATAACGATTTAATATACTATCATCAAGTCTTTCATTGATATTTTTCGCCATCTCGCAAATAGTGTATTCGTTCCCATACTTTTGCATCAGTTTATCTCTGAACTTTCTCGCATCTCGTATGTCAGAAAACACTTCTGTGCTGATTCCGTTCTTTCCAATGATAACGTCTACTATTACTAGCATATCAATCACCTCCATAAAGGAGTCCGTTATTTTCGCGCCTTCTCTTCAAACTTCACGGGCTTCTTGCTGCCCTCCCGTGCACACTCTGTCAGGCACTCGTTGCAGGGTTCATCCGTCTCCAGCACCTTGAAGTTCTTGCACTTCGGGCAGTAGGTCGCATAATCCACTTCGCGCATCCAGTTATTCATCAGATTTACCCACCTTTTCTACCAGGATATGTGACGTTAATACTCCGCAAATCGGACATGTCAGGAGTTTATCGTGTACTGTAAGTCCTGCAAGCCCATTGTCCCATGATTGTTTTAAAATCCCTCGTACATCGCCACATTCAAGACATTTCACATTTACTGGCTGATGATCAGGTCGAGCGATTTTCATTTCAGGAATAGTGAATTTTTTCTTCAAAAATTCCCGCTTGAGATCAGTCGAAAACCTATCATCCAATTCCGGATGGGTCACCCGCTGGTTCAGTGCCCAGAGGAGATTCCAGCAGGCAGCGCGCAGGTGATCCTCATCGTCCATTCCGACCATGTACTTTGCCAGATGCCGAGAAGCACTGTCCAGCAGCGAATGCAGCGGAATACCCTTATCCACATTGTGCTCACCATACTTCAGCGCACCTTCCTCACAGTGCTTGCTGACTTCCATGATGCCATACCAAGGCAGAAGATCCATCCGCCCCTTTCCTGCATGCATATCACGCTTGGCACCGGTTTCAAATTCGGTGCGGTCGCCAGAGTCCTTAATCATTTCCTTTTCCTCCATGTGTAATAAACAGCATAAAGCTGGTTGCGCTCTTTAAGTCTATTGACAATTTGTTTGTTGATCTCAATATGTGTTCTCGGAACAAACAGTTGTTCTGGAGCATTGATACAACAGTATCTCTCCCTAAAAGGAATATATTTTTCGCTTCGATCAACCAAGAAGCGGCCTGTGATAACATCGTCGTTCCTGATACAGAGATATTTCCAAATAGCAGACAATGGGCTGCTGTCGTAAGGAACAAACATTGCATCTTGCTCGCCAAAGTGCGTTACGCGATGGCAATTAGCCTCAATTACCTTGATAAGTTTCTTTCTGGTTTTCTTTGAAATATTTCCCATCAGCAGAACCTCCTGATTCTCCCCTGCATAACCTTGTTGGGAATATCCAGCCACCGGATTTTGCATTTGTCCTTGTAGTCAGGGCGCAGCTTCTGCAGAATCATCTTCAATGACTGCCTCTTAATTCCTTCAACCAAGTCCATGAGACAAGCCGTTACTTTCTCGAAGTATTCTGCAATTGCATTTAAGGCATCTTCCATTTTCTCACAGGTCGTCGCAATAAACCTTAAAGAATCATAAATATCATGCTCCATAAAATTTCCTTTCATTAAACGCTTTCTTCGAGTTCAGTGCCCTCGAAATCGCCAGATCAATTCCCGCCCTGCTCTTCAGATGATAGTAGAACAGGTTCTTGTAAGGTGTGTTCAGCCGGTCGATTCTGCCTGCAGCCTGCTCCATAATCTTGTAGGAGTAGTTCTGCGAGTAGAATATGACGGTATCGGTCTTGATGCAGTTCCAACCTTCTGCACCCGCATTGTACTGGACCAGATATACCCACTTCTTACCGTCAGGGATTGGCTGGTGCTTATGGCCGTTCCATTGTGCTATTTCCGCATCATCGCCATAGGGCAGATTCATGAGAATATCCAGCTCATAATCGAAATTATAGAAGATTATGACTCTGGGGCGGGTCATGCAAATATCCAGAACTTTTTGCGACCTAGTCAGGTCTGTGTTCACCAGTTTACGCAGCAAATAACAAAACTCGCTGGCGGTCTCAATGGGTTTGTTTTCCCACAGGTTCCAGCGAGTTTTACAAATTTCCAGATACTTAGGCTTGTCATACTCGACAAAAACATTCTCATGGTGAGATACAGTAGGTCGCTCAAAGTCCATATCTACAAGCACCCGTTCACGCAGGCGTACCAGTCGCTGGGTGTTCAGATACCGGTCAATTTTCGGAAACTTGGAAAAACGACTATAGATTACGTGCTCATTGTTGAACTGGGTCCGGTTTTTATAGAACCCGTTTGCAATAAACACCGGAATGTAATCTGTCCAGCAATCTCCCGGGGTAGCGCTCAGAAGAATCCAGTCATTATCCTTCGCGATTTTCAGGAAGGATTTGACCCATTGCCCGCTGCCAACAACTCTCTGCTCATCGAAAATGAAAAATGCGTTCTTCACGCCGACGTACTTTCCGATGTTGTTCCATGAATCCACAACCACCTTGTGATCATAAATATCAAGGTTGCTGTCGGTGGACATATAGAAATGGGCCAGTTCTTCCTCCCACTCGCCTGTATCGCGCTTCCTCGCAGTGGTGATAATGTACAAGTCGGGTGGATCATGCATCTTAACGTAGTTTTGGGTGTTTACTGCGCCACCACAGAGCGTATAGTAAAACGCCAAACTGGTTCTTGATTTTCCGCTTCCTACACCACCGCATAAGATGCATCCGATTTTCATTTGTTCCATCGCATCTTTTTGGTAGTCATAGAGCGTTATACCCGCCATCCAATCACCTCATTTCCGTGTGAACATGAATCTGGTTAGGATAGCACTGGTTCTCATAAGCTAAAAGCTGTTTGGTGCATTCTTCCTCGTCTTCACCTTCACCGCGAATCGTGTAGGAAAAAAGTTCTTTGCCTTCTTTTGTAAAAACTTTCCAGAGCTCCTTTATGTGATTAGTGCAGTCCATGCTTTTTACAGTATTCTGCATACTGAAGTCCCTCCTTGGTAGCCTCTCTCATGATTTCCTGCAGAGTTGGTCCAGTGTACTTCGGGTGCTCCAAAGGCAGCGGCGAATCATTGGTTGCATAGCCAAATCTGCAAAAATCGCAGTATTTCCTTGCCACAGACACGTTGTGCATCACAGCGCCACACTTTGCACAGCGCTTTGTAACTTTGCTATCACCCATGAAAATCACCCAGCCTTTGTTTCATCACTGATATTCGGGCAATAATCTGTGTAGAAGGTCAAATCGAAAGTTGCCGAACCGTCGCTCTCGAAATTTACATTTGCTTCCGCCACAGCTTCATGCTGATAAACTTCGGTCAGGATTGCTCCAAACATCTCAATCACGCTGCTTTCGGCTACAGGAAATGCTTCTGCAATTTCCGCGCTCGTGAATATCCAGTTGCCGCTGGAGGTGTTCTTGGTACCTTCCTCGACCATCCATTTCACCATTGCCGGAACATAGTTTCTTGCGCTCATGCTGTTCTCTCCTTTGCTTATTCAAATATAAGGCTTGCACCTCTGGTGGGTCAGGCAGGATTTGAACCCGCGATCATGCAGTTATGAGCTGCCAGCTTTCAGCCAGACTAAGCTACTGACCCAAAATAAAAAGAGCCTCAGATTTCTCCGAAGCTCTTATGCATCTGCTAAGGAAGTGGATTATTTCGCGTTATCTTCAGGTTCACAGGGGCGAACGTCCAGATGTGTTCTTCCCTGAGCATCCGTAAAGTAATCAAACTCTTCCGGGTTATGGAAAAGCTTTTCGTACCTCTGAATGAGTTCCTGTGACAGGTCGCCGAAATCATCCTCGGTCAGACCAACGATCAGGAAAGTTCCAACAACAATATCATAGGGAATCCCAATCTCATTATGAAGCACTCTGTTACAGTTACTGAAGGAATCTTCGGCCAGTTTTCCTTCCTCATTGCAGATAAGTGCAACCGGATCATCCCACGGGTAGACCGCCTGAATCAGACCGGCCACTTCTTTCTGAAGAGATTCGAGCGAGCCGTCGATTTCAATAACTTCAGGATACTTCTTGGGCTGGATTCTCAAGACTTTCATACGTTCAACCTCCCAAAATCAAAATATCAATCGAGCTGTTTCCTCTGAGAACGCCATTTGCGACGTGGGCACTCACCGACTGGCACATTAAACCGAGGACCGACCCCGGCACTCGATAAATACCATCAGACCATATTCTGCAAACGCTGCTCCATGATGTCCGGTGCTACGTACGCAATATTCACCAGATACTGCGGTACACCGTAGAGTTTGGCGACATGGTTCTCGATGATGCAGCCATCATAAGCTTTCTGGTCATCGAAAATGCCGATGAAGCAATCCGCCTCGGACATTTTCTCAATGGATTTACCCAGATACCACAGACGGTCATTGGCATTTTCAGGAGGGGTGCCCTCAAAGTAAGTCGGGATGACCTCCAGTTCTTCGCCGAAAATAGCCTCGGCGATTTTATGCATCTGGTCCATAGTCGCATGGATCTGTTCTGCAGTGCGAGCACGCATCGGACAGCTGATAAACAGTTTTTCCATAGTATCCTCCTTAGAACGGCACTTCAGGAGCAGGCTCTGCGTACTGAGCGTAGCGCTCCGCATACGGGTCGGCATCAGCATCCTGCTCAACGTACATCACATCGGCGTACAGACTGTACTCGCCAGGGAAGTTCCTCTTCTCAACGAGATTTGCTTGCAGGCAGACGTTCTTGACACGGATGAAGTCCAGCTGGCTGATGGTGTCCTCGTTGCAGAGCAGGCGCTTGCCAGCAGTTGTGACCCAATAGATGTGCGGCGGCCACTTGGAGTCCATCTTGATGTTGACCGGCACGTAGAGCGTGGGCACAAACGGCTCGTCGTAAGTGCGCTCAGGGTTCGGCTTGGTCTGCTTGACCTTTACACCCAGATCCAGCAGATGCTGCGCGAGCTCCTCGGTAGGAATTACCACGTTGACACGGCGCTGGTCAGAGCCAAAGCGGTCACGCTCCGGGTCGCCGGAGAAGTTGGTGGTAAAGATAAAACGGGTATCGTCGATATTGACTTTCTGGCGCTTGGTGTACATAAATATCAGTCTCCTTTTTACTTGTTGATTTCAATTTCCAGAATTTTCAGGTCTGCAGTGAGGGAATTCATATTGAGAAGGAGCTCCGTATGGTCATTATTTGCGCTGGCTTTAAGGAATTCATTCCAGTCCTCATTGGCCTTGGAAATCCACTTCTTCATAGATTCTCGATCGGGATTAGACTTAGGGACAGCTTTCTTCTGCGTAGCAGTCTTCCCGGGATACTTCTTCCCGCTCTTCTCGACCCAATTCTGGATCTCCCTGTAATAGCTGCCCTTGTTGCCGCCGCAACGCTTTACAATTGCCATGGCCAGCCCCTTCTCCGGGTCGAAAACATCCTTCTCGCTGCACTTCACAACGGTCTTGGAGCCATCCGACCAGTAAACGATCGTGGCCGGAGGAGCAAAGATAACGTCCTTGATAGCAGCGGTGTTCGCAGCAGAAGCGCTCTTCTTACCCGCATTGAGCCCTCCATAACGAATACTCAAATTACCACCCCGATCAGCGATCAGATCACCCTGGAGAAATGTGAGTTCATGACCAGTATGAAGAATCACTCTCGTCAGGCCGTCGTGCATATTCTTCTCGACGGTTTCGATATAGCCAATCAGTTGTCCTTGGGAATCATACAGCTTGTTCGCCATAAAATATCACCTCACGTCAAAATTTCTTGCTGCTTCTTCCTGCGCATCGCTCCATGGAAGATCCGGTGCTGTCCAGGGAGCAACGCCATCGTCACCAACGAACCAGTTGAAGTCGCCGTACTTGGAGATTTCCTCAACTGCCTCATCGACTTCCCGGTTGAAATATCTTTTGTCGATATCCTCCTGCATCTGGAGCTGATAGACCGCCTCGCTTTCCAGCCAGCGGTAATCCTTTGCTCCGGTCACAGAAGCATATTTCCGTTCGCCGGTATCCGTCAGGCCCGCTTCCCGCAGTAGCAGAGCGCCGCCCTTTCCCGGCATGATCGGGCAGAACTGTCCAACGCGTCCCACAAAAATATAATTGTGCTCGCCTTCAGGCAGATCCTCGTTCTTGTCGAGATAGATAGCGCCCTTGGAAACGGTCTTTGTCTCGCAGAGGTCAGTGAACTCGATCTTCTCCTTGGAGAACAGGGTCTTGAACACATACGGCACTTGGAACTGTGTGCCCGTAGCCGTCCATTCGCCGCCTTCGTCCTTGCAGTCGCCCGGGATATAACCGTAAAGCGCCTCGCACTGGTCGGCATCCATGTACTTGGCAATGTATACGGCGTTATTCACCAAACACATCCGCTCATAAGTAGCTTCGTGCTCGAACGTGTAGCCGTACTTCTTCGCAAAATCCATGCAGTATGCAATGATCTCCGGGGTAGCATCGGGGATCTTGATTGAATCCGTTTTTATGTGCGCCACCTTAAAGCCACGCTGCTGCACTTCATCCTGCAAAGTGCGCATAAATAAAGCCCCTCGAAGCGCCACAATGTTATTGACGTTCTTGGGGTTGCGGAACGGGTTGTCGAAGCTTGCACTGGTCAACCCGTAAACCGAATTGATGGCGATTTTCAACGCTTGCGCCAAAGCCTTTGCCTGCTGCGGATCATCGAGGTATTTTGCCAGTTTACCGCCAAAGAGCCCCTTTGCCTTCTCGTACTCGCCGTGCTTGACGTAGATTCGCACATCCATCAGGTCATTAAAATGCTTTGTGTACTCGCCAAAGTAGTTCATAGCAACAGCTGAATGCGGATGCAGCGACGCAACGTCCAGCAAAGCTACATTCGTGTACATTCCTGGCTCAGCGTAGACATAACCGCCCATGCCCAGGTCTGTGCCCCGGAACATGTTGTGGTACTTGCCGTCTTCACCTTTGGCCCACTCGTAACCGGGGAAGGCATTGATGATGTTGCAGTCCGTCAAAATATCAGGCTCGACTTCCACGATTGCATCGGATTTCCCCGTGGCAAGGTCGGTGTAGACCAGCCTGGGGTGCTTTTCCTTGCCGAAAATAATGCGTGTTGTCAGCGAGTTTGTCGTGTCGTTCACCGTCATACCGGCAATGTCTGCCAGGATCTCACGTGCCACAAAGTCTGCCTGACGCTTTTTCGAGTAGAATAGGGTCTCGGTCGCGATCACGTCGTTGTCGCAATACTCGGCCACCTTGTCCCACAGGCTCTTCGGCACCGGCTGATCCCACGGAAGTCCCAGCTCCTGATGCTTGATGCCCAATTCGATTTCAAACTTCTTTAGGCTCTGTTTTTTCGATGAGAAGTCGTAAATATCAGTGTAGGACAGGTTGTACGCCTCACCAAAGAAGCCAGTGTGCTCGTTGATGATCCGGTTGGACAACGCATAGATCTGCTCCACCGACATCCCGATCATGCGGGCCCAAAGGATATGGTTGTCGTACTTGCGGTTGTTGAAGCCAACCAGCCGATACTTTGTCAGGCTCTCGATCTCGTCCGGTGCAGGATTCACCATGCGGTGTACAGGCCCCTGCTTGGCAAACTTCCAGTTCACGAGCAGCAGATTCGGGAACACCTCCACGTCGAAAAATATCAATGGCGTTTCCTCCCCCGCAGGAGCCTCCCGCTGAATATCGTCCTTCGATTTGAAGTGCATCTTCGCCACGATCTTCAGACAGGTCTCCGCCTGATTGGTACTGCTGGCAGCGAACCCCAAGATGGCATTCCGCATGTCATCCACATTATAAGGGACGTTGCCTTCATATGCCTCGTCCATAACGTGGGCAATAAAGTCCACACTTGGCTTCGTATACGGGCTGATCTCCTTTGCCAGTGCTTTCTTGATGAGAATGCGCAGATGCTTCTCATTCTGGATCTGCTTTACATCGACCATTGCTTTTTCTCCCTTCAACGGCAAGCCACTGCTGATGTTTGCGATGGAAATATCATTGCACTTCGACAATTTTCTTCGCAGAGAAGATTTTCCCGTGAACACCTTGATTTCGATGTTTTCATCGTAGACCCTGCTTAGCTTAGCCGGATCACCGGTGTAAATATAATGCAGGTGGATGCCCGCACCAGATTTACTAAGCTCCGCATAGGTCTTTGGCCATTTGGAAGCAGCTTCAAGGTTGCGCTCAAAGCTCTTACTTCCATCCGGACCGGGAATATCAAAGTCAATGACGATGTGGTTCTCCGGGACCTTTACATAATGTAGCTTTTTTGTATCGATCCCGGTCAATCTGGTTTTGACATTCTCCCACTTCTGCATGGGAGTGCCATTTTCGTTCGCATATTGCGCCAGGCAGTCCTTGCAAATGTCATTAAAGAGAGAATGCTGCTCCTTCAATTCGATCCAGGAGGAGGCAGGGGGGTCATTTCCCGCATCAACCCTGGGGGGAGGGTCTTCCAGAAATTCTTTGAATTTTTCGTACTTGAAGCCGCTGTAGTAGCTGCGCACCCGCTCGCCGTTCATATCCTCGGCACGTTCTTTGTAATCCGAGAAATAGTTCATCAATTCTTCACGGAACGCTCGCCTGGAGTAAGGATACGAAACTTTTGCCTCCTGATTGTAGGTGTCGTACATTGCCCAGGCACGTTTCAGCGATACGCCATCTTCTTTTTTGAAGATGTAGTAGGAGTCCAGCATGAAGTTGTAGAAGTCGTTGGATGCACCAAGCATTCGTGTCGGAACATAATCGTCGTAACGATGCTTGTTTTTCTCGTAAACGTCTTTGCAATACCATGCAATAGCACCCAATTCAAAGTCAACCTTTCCTACGAGGTCGCGGTATTTCTTTGCCGGTATTTTTTCGCCGCTCGGCTCCACATCGATCAGTCGCCGAATCAGACCCGATTTTGCATCCGTGATCTTTACTGGCTTGTTTGTACCGAGAAACATGAAGCACTTGAACTGGCTTGCGTAGGCACTGCGGAACTTCTCGTTCACCATCATGGTCTCGTGGGAAACCAGCGAGTTTAATCGGGTATTGTCCTCGATACGCGATAAATCGCCGTCATGCTGAATTGCGATCAGCGGGTTCGATTTGAACGCTTCCAGTGCAAACGCATTGGATGATGAACCAAGTGCCTTCGAGTCAAACACTGCCCAGTATCCATCAAACATTTTCTGGATGATGTTCAGAATTGTCGATTTGCCGCTTCCGGGCGGACCATACAGAACAAGGAACTTCTGGATCTTTTTGGAATCCCCGTTTACAATGGAACCAATGGCCCATTCGATCTTTTCACGTTCCTCCGGCGTATACAGCGTGGTCATCAGCTCGTCATAGGCGGCAATGCTCCCCTGTTCCAGTGGGTACGGCAGTCGTTTGGATGCATAACTGTCTTTTTTGACAGAGGTGTTTGCAAATATCAATGTCTCATCGAGGGTATGATAGTTGTCCCGCATCTGGCGCTGACAATATTTGTGCCAAATATCAATCATGCCAGACTGTGCATCCCACATATGTAAGACTCGAACATTATCGCCCAGAAACTGCTTATGTTCGTTTGCATAAATATCAAGTTCACGGTCAATGAGCTGCAACGCATCCTGCTCTTCGGTACTCCACAAGCCGCGTTCTTCCAGCCAGATCGCATAGAAATCAGAACCCCGGATCATCAGGTCTTTCGACTTGGTGATGATAAAGTTCGGGTACACTTCGATCACCCCGTGCTTTCCGGTTCGCGTGGCGATCCTCAGGAAATCAATCATCGGCAACTGACTTCCTCCTTTCCATGCATTTTATTCCGGATTTTTGGTAATGGTTGCTTTCCCATCGCAGCAGATATCTTTTTCGGCTTCCGTCGCACTTGTGCTGCTCTCCGTCCAGAACTGTTCGGCGTTCTTGCGGTTCACATCGTCCAACACCTGCTGCGTATGAGCAAGTTCCGCGTGGAGCTGCCGGGCGTCTTCCTCAGCCTCTTTGCGCTTCTTATCGTTCTCGTTCAGCATCCTGCAGGCCGTAACGGTGAGCCATGTCAGTCCTGCGATAATCAGACTCTGGCGCAGGCACCGACGATTCAGACGCCGGTTCTGCTTCTGCAGAGTTTCGATGGTATGGTCGGCAATGGTCAGCGAAGTTTTGGTGTTGACCAATTCATACATAATATTCGTCATATCCATGTTGATTTTCCTTTCAAAATTCGTTTTCCTGCAGGTAGTGCATCAGCTGATACCAAATATCAAGCCGACGCATATCTTCGGTCGGATGGTTCACTGTAAAGAGACCGCCGGCACCATTGTATTCATAGTCTCTGCGCTCAAACCTGTCCAGAATATAATCTGCCCGGTCTTCGTGAAACCGGCCGTCATCCATGGCAGCAAGCCCGAGACTGACAATCATGTTCCAGAACCACTGCCCGACACGGTTTCCCGCACTGGAATCCTCCATAATATGTTCTTCGATGCGCACCGCAAGGGCCACCATCATTTCCAGCATACTGCACGGAACACCGTGGAACTCCGCATCGATCTTGTCATACGGAATATCGCATTCGCTGGCAAAACGGTAACGCAGATTCACACCATCTTCTGCTCTACACTTGTCCATTTCGCAGTCCGGAATATAAGTGCGATTATGTAAGTACATGAGCAGCCGATGGAACGAGAGATTTCTCGGCTTCCATTCGCCGCACACGATTTTGTGGAGCCAGTCATAATACTGTTCTCCAAGATCCGAAAATATCATTCTTCCTCCTCTTCCGGATAGAGGTCGCCCAAGTTCTGACGAACCTGAATGATCTCATAGTCCTTATGATAGTTGTTGTTTCGCACATGAATAGTGCTGGGCATGAACTCGCCAAAGTGGTTCAGCGCCTCTGTTCCGATGATGTTCGGAATATCATCGTCGTTCACAGGCATCGTCTCCTCGTCGAATACCAGCTTGCCATCGGCATAATAGGTCAGCCCGCGAGTCTCATAGTCGTCGATGTCACCGAACTCGTCCGGCTGAATGATCTCAATGGGGTCGTGGGTCACAATATCTTCCGGGTCGGACTCGGTGCGGTACTTTCCCGTAAGCTGCTCCATGCTCTTCTGCTGGGCCTTTTCTTCGATCATGGTATCCAGATCAGCTTCCTTCTTGCGGTAGTGGTCGCGCATATCATCAATTTGTGCATCGGCGTACTCCTGGTACTTCGTACGGAAGACCGTGTGCATAACGTATGCACCTGCGGCAAAACCTGCGCCAAACAGCAAAACATCACGAATTGTCCGATTCATTGTCTTCTCCTTTAATCGTCATCATGGTAAACGCCAGACCGCCAAAGAAAAGGGAGACACTCATCAGAATGCCTCCCACCATGTGGCGCTTGCGCTTGGTATCGGTCAGATAGTCCAGAAACAGGAATGCATTTTCCAAACTGTCCATCGTACACCTCACTCCGAAAGAACTGCCAGACCAGAGACGAAGCACACTCCGGCCATGGCAGCAAACAGATAAGAAAGTGTCTTAACGTATCTGGTCATAGCAAGTTCCTCCAAAATATCAGTCTCAGATTTTGTCGATGATCACGCCGTCACAGTTGAACCGCAGCAGGACAGAGCGCTCGAACCCGTCGATGAAATTGTTCAGCGCATCGTTGTTCTCAACATAGTTGGTTACACCAAAGTCCACACGATTTTCCTTCGTAGGATCGCCTTGGCTCAAGATCCAGCCGACGACCTGGCCTTCGGGGGTGTGGTGCATACCGTTGCCATAGGGGTCCAAAATATCAATGACATCGTTAAGGAACAGATGGCCTTGGCGGTGGAGTTTCCGGTTTGCAGCAGCCTGCGCCTGGATCAGATGGGACATGTTCAGCTGTGCATCCTTATCCCAGGAGCTCACAGTCTCGTCGTAGATCAGCGTATAGGGACTGGTGTGTGCCATTGCCACATCCGTATACTCTTTGACAGTCTCCTCTACACCCTGCTCATTTTTCCGGGTGGTCTCAACCTCAACGGCCTTGATGTTGTGCTCAAGCTCCTGCTGTACACGGTCGCCAAAGCGGTCGGTCACACGGCCTTTGTACTCGTTGAAGGCCTTATCCAGAGCGATGTAGGCGGCAGTCAGGCTGGCGTTACGCTTGGTCATGATGTGGTGCGAGCCGAACATACAGCCGAGTGTAACCGTGCCCATGGTTACTGCAGGTGCATAGATTTTCGCCAGCTTCAGACCGGTCTGCAGATAGGCCGTGGTCAGGTCCTTCTTGTAATCGTTCTCGGTGTAGGCAGCGCCTTCCTTCAGGATCATTTCACCGCTATCGACCTTTTCCTTGGTCTCATGGATGGCTTTCACCATCTCGTTATGATCCTCCAGAATATCCTGAGCCTTCACAGTCGCCTTGCAGGCAGAGACGGTCGCTGCTACGCCCACAATAGCAGCACCAAAGATCATGATGGTAGGGCTTGCTTTTTTCAGCTTATAGCCATACTTCGAGGCAGTCCGGGTCACAGTTGCCATGAACTCGTCGGTTTTCACGTTTTTCAGAAACTTCATAAAATATCAGTCCTTTCTTGAATTTTAGTCGTTAAAAGAAACCGGGTGCGGAAGCATCAAGCAATACGGATGCTCTTTGTCCTGCTCAATGAGGTTGATCGTTGTGTCATCGACATTTAGCCAGCCCAATCTATCGTCATCGGGATTCGGTGCTACGCCTACCAGGTCCATCAAGTCCTTGACAGTCACACGGCCATAGGCCTTGATAATATCTTTGAGATGAACCAGTGTATCGATTGCATCCGTTTCATATGCAAAAGCAATGCTTTCGACATTTCGCTCGAACTTCATAAAATGTCAGTCCTTTCTATCAGCGCAGCGGTACAGTGTGCGGCAGAATCAGTCGGAATCCGCCGGGGATGCCCTTGATAAATGCATCATCGAGATTGTACCAACCATAATTGTAGTCGGTCGAATCGTTGGTCACGCCCATCAGATCCCACAGGTCACCCACCGAAACCTGCCGGTAGCGGTACAGTGCGTCCCTGAGACCCGCCAGAGTGTCCTCAGCATCACCCCGACTCTCGAAATCCAGATTTTGCAGACTTCTGCGTACAGGCGGCGGGTTCGGGCGATTGTTCTGGCTGCCCTGATAATAGCCATCATAGCTGTTGCGCTGCCCACGGTTGTTTCCGTAGTAATTGTTCGAGCCGCCGCGGCTGCGGTCTTCACCCCAGAGTGCAATGCTGAACGCAGAGTTCAGAATGCTCCATGCACCGTTCTTGAGCATCGGCAGCAGGTAATCGGTCAGGATACGATCTTTCACCGTTTTCAGGTCTTCGGCCAGAAACTGTGATGCGATCTTCTGCATATCGCTTTGCTCTTTCACTGCCACCTTACCCTTGACGACCTTCTCAAGCTTCTTTTTCGGCTCGGTCGGCGTCTGGCCAATGCTGGACTTCGGCATATCTACTTGTGCCATGTCTTTCCCCTTTCAAAAGCAAAAAAGTAAGAGCTGCAGATTTCTCCACAGCTCTCGCCTTACCAAACATTACTCTTCCTCGTCAGAAGGTTCCTCAACAACTTCCTTATCGGCGTCCTCCGTCTTTTCGGGAACGGCCTCCTCGGTGATCGTCCAAGGTGCACGCAGATGGATCTTCTTCTTGGTCTTCGGCTTATCATCCGCCGGCTTGTTCTTTTTGCTCTTCAGATGCTTGATACCGCCCACAATGGCAGCACCAGCAATTACAGCCGCACCAAGCACAAGCTTCGGATCGATGCCCGAAGTCTCTTCGTTTTCGATCATCTGAACGTTCTCCTCCGGAACAACCTCCACAGAATTCTCATTCTCCATGACAGTAGTCTCGTTCATGTTATTCATTTCGTCCATTTTTGTTACCTCTTTCTTTAATATAAAGTTTTGTAATGTTGGAGTTTTACCTCCATAAAGCAAGGTGAATTTTTCGCGTCTGTTCCGGGCATTGAAAAAAATCAATAGCCCAGCCACTTTGGCGGTGTACGGTAGTCCAGTACAAGACACGGCATTCCGTCTTCATCAAGTTTGGAAGCATAGAACGTTTCCACTTCCATGGTCGTGTCGGTATCCCACCCAAGCAGATCGCCGTTTCGGTTATGTTCCATGCCCAGATAATCAAACAGGTCGTTTTCGGTCACACGGAAATCGCTGAGTAGTTGCTTGTTGACCCCGTTGATAGCCCGTTCAATGGCATTCCGTGTGGTCCAAAAGTAGTTCCCGCTCAGGCTTTCCCAGCATTTCACCCGCTGGTCATAGGAAATATCATCCGTTTTGACGCCTTTTGCGTTCGGGATCACTGCCGGCTCCGGACTCTTTGCCATCTTATCCAGAGCAACAGCCTCACGGATCTCCTGTTCCTTCTCTGCGCCAATGGTCTCAACAACTTTATTCTGGTAGGTGCGCAGAGCCGTTTCCGAGAGCGTGCACGCTGCAGCCAGCGCGGCGTTCTGCTGGCTCTTCACCTTCAGCGCACCGATCGTGCACGCGGTCGAAAGGCCCATGCTCACGACCGTCGGAATATATACCGGACCAGCCGTTTTGACAATGGTCTTCACATCCAGCTTTTCGACACCGAGTTCTGCCTTCTTCTCCTCCAGCAAGATCATCGCCTTCGGAGTTGCCTCGATGGCGAAACCTACAGCCATGACGCCTGCACCGATGGCAAAGCCCGCCAGAATCTTGGATGCATTGCGATTCAGCATCTGCCTGCTCGCCTTTGCAAGTGATTTCAGGTTCATTTTTTTCATACCTCCGTAAAATATAAAAAAGAAAGAGCCTACGATTTCTCGTAAGCCCTCGCTTTCGTCAGATGTGTCCAGTTCGTTTCAAATTCTCGAAGCGAATCGTTTCCTCACGGTCACATTCACGCTCGATCTGGATACAGTACCAGATGTATTCCACCAGTCTGATCGGCTGCATCAACACGTATCGTACTGTAGCATACAGCACACGTACCATGTTGATGGCCAGATCTACCAGCAGATTTACCATCAGGCTGTCCATTTGTTCGTAAAAATTGTAATCGTACATAAATATCATTCTCCTTTACTTTGTTCAAATTGGATTTCTCTTCCATAAAGGAGCCTGTATTTTTCGCGTTTACTGGTTCTTTTCTGCTAACTGCCGCCGTACTTCTTCCTGTACCATGTCCTGCAGGTCTTCCTCGGTCTTTTTATCCTCGATCAGGTCATGTCCAAAGCTCAGCACTGCGCTTGCAGCCATCAGTGCCACAGATGCAACTTTCCACCAGTCGATCTTATGCATGATAAGTGTCCTCCTCATAATTCAGGTAATTTTTAACCGGATCAAGTGCAGGCGCCAGGTAATAGCACTCCAGTCCATCATCCGTGATTTGTTTATCGTATTCAAAGTCCATCCAGTAGGCATCCCCGTCATATATGAGTTGGTCCAGACACCATCCCATTTCGTCGCCTTCTGGTGTAACAGTAAGTTCATCAGCGCAGAGATAGTTGCACCATTCGTTCACAGAAATGCAACCGTTCGTGGCCAGTTCCCGGTTGAAATAGTACGATGCCTCAATGACACGGGACATGGTGGCATGAAAATATCTTTTCGACGCAGGCTCGTAGAACAGCCGGATGACATCACCATCTTTATCCCGCTGAATATCCTCACCTTTTGTCTTTTCAGCAACTTCCATGCGAAGCTTTTTTTCCTCTTCAGCACCGATGCGCTCCGCCACCTCCCTGCGGTACTCCTGATAGGTTTTTCCCAGTGCCATGTAGGCAGCGGTCATACTGGCCAGCTGTTTCTTGTTCAGCGCATTGGACCCCAGAATGCACGCCACAGTTCCAGCACCAACCACAGCCGCTGGAATATAAAACTTCCAGCAGTCTTTGACGATTTCTTTTTTCGTCATAGGCTCGTCCTTGTTCATAGTAACGAGCGTGGTAGCCTTCACAGTCGCCTTTCCCGTCTCCCACATGGTCAGACCCACACCAATTGAGGCTCCGATGGCAAGGATCGTTCCGCCATGTTTACGCAGAAACTTTGCGCATGTTTTCGTCAGTTTCATTGTCAAACCTCCATTTTGAAAAATAAAAGAGCCTACGATTTCTCGTAAGCTCCGTTTTCGATTAGTGCTTCAGATACCTTTCGGCCTGATCTGTTTTCAGGAATTCATACAGCTTCAGTTCCCAGTTCGCTCGGCCTGCTTTCATCGCATTGTCGAGTGCGTCTGCCACTGAATCATCATTGCGCATCATAAGTTTTCTCCACATGATGGCAACGGTTTCAACGCAGTACAACTCGGTAATGCCAAGAAACGCCACTGCGCCCAAAGCAACCTTCACCAGCTTCTTCATAATTCATACCTCCACAAATATAAATCTGAGACTAATCATCTCATAAAACACACTGAAAATTTCGCGTCACAGCACTCCAGCTTTTTTCAGAATATCATTCAGCTGAGCCTTCGTTACCTCCGCATCCAGCTCCAGATGTACCCGCAGCTTCTGCTCCTTGTCCACCCAGTTTACCTGAGCTTCTTTCAGCTCCACTTCTACACCGGGTGTCTGCTTCTTCAAAGCCTTGTTGATGATCTGTGAAATGATACGGCGCATAAAACTTGACCGGATCAGCATAATGTCCTCCATAGCGTTCGACCTCCGAAATATCATTTTCAAAAAAGATAAGAGGGCGTGATCTTTCAGATTTGATTATTCATATCTCTGAATGAATTGTATTTATCAAGCCTCTCTGCCTTGTCCTTATAAGCGATCCACTTCTCGTAAGCAGCGATTGCCCCGATGACTGCTGCATACAGTCCCAGAGCAATACCGCTCCACTTAAAGCTGTCGCCCCAAGTAATAGGTTTTTTCATAAAGTTTTTGATAGCTTTCATCATAGTAATTTCTCCTTTCGATAAAGCCCTCTTACCTCCATAAAGCAAGGTGAATTTTTCGCGTCTTTGCGGAGAAAAAAGAAAGAGCCGCAGATCTCTCCACAGCTCAATTCCGGAACAAAGACAAGTTCAGTTCGTACCTTGTTTTGTCATTTCTTGCTAAGAATCGATCGCACAATCAATGTAAACAACAGCACTACCAGACCCACTCCAAGTCCGAATGCCAATGTCACAATCATGTTGCCAATCGTAATCGAATAGTTCCAAAATTTGTTTTCTCGCATAGTATTCTCCTTTGTTCATGGTCTTCGCTCCATAAAGCAAGGAGATTTTTTCGCGTTTGGACAAAATAAAAAGAGCCTACGATTTCTCGTAAGCTCTCTGGTTCAAATATCATTTTGGCATCGCCGCTTCAAATTCTTCCACGGTCATTTCCACACGCGGCGCAGCGTCTTCCACTTTCAGCAAACCATCACGAACCAGCCCGGCCAAAATATCAATCTCGACCTTATGTTTGGCAATTTTCTCCTGTGCTTTCTTCTGTTCGCGCTCGACACGATCACGCTCCACCGGGCATTTTTTCATGCATTCGGGATAGCTCGGTTCGCCGCAGGAATTGCACATCAGGCAGTGTCGTCCCAAATCTGGAATATCTTCCTCGAACTCTTTGATATAGGTCGTCCACTTGCCGTTTTTCTTCACGGGAACGATCATGTGCGATGTCACTCTCATGCTCTTCGCCTCCCTTTGTTTCATTATAGCATGGCCCAGACAAAAGCAAAAGACCATGTTTCAGATCTTTTGCCCTCCAGAGTAAGATTTAGGAAATCAACGTCTGGTAGCGGTCATTCAACTTCGCCATCTTGTCTTCGTCAGCCATAACCTTGACGTGGAACTCCATTCGGTTCTTAGCGTTTATCACACTTTCAACAACCAAACCTTTGTATCCTTCGTCATACAGCATTCTCAGGCAAATACCGAGCTGTCTGTCGCTCTTTGCCAGAAGGTATTCCATAACTCTCACCTCCTTCATAATAGAGCAAGTTTTTCTCGCGTCTGCAAAAAAATAAGAGCCGCAGATTTCTCCACGGCTCCCGCCTTTGAGTTACTTTTCGTTTCTATATTCATGGAATTTGGCATTAACTCGATTGATAATATCATCCGCCTTTCCCTTTTCGTACACGTCTTCGATTGCACGTGTTGTCCATCCTGCCTGAAGCCACTTTCCTTCCTTAATGCCGTCAATCCGGCCCTTGTCCATCGCACTCCATGCAAAAATGACGCCACCAACGATCATGCCTACGCTCTGTTTAACTAATCTTGCGTCAATTTTCATCTTTCATACCTCCAAAAAATATAAATGTTAAGACGTAACTCGTCTCATAAAGCACACAGAAATATTCGCGTCCTAAATCGTGCTTCTGTCAAACACAGTCTCCCAGCGTTCTTTTTTCAATGGCTTCATCCGCAGCGCCCACATGATCTGTCGCACGGTCACGGTAGGATATTCTCCGTTTTGATTTTTTCGTTTGGCATGGCTGTCAAAATATTCCTTGAACCCATCATGCAAGTAAATTTTATCGGTCAGCCATGGGTCTATGGCGCTCCAGTAGGTCGCTTTGCTTTTCTCGTTGTAGCGCTGCTGGATCACGCACAGGCCCTTGCTGTGCTCTTTATACAAGGTGCATACCCGGTACACAGGATGGTTGCAACGGTAGACGCTCCCATAGTAGTTCGTCCACTCCTGCGGCTGAGCGTTATCGTGGTATCGCATAAAAATAAAGAGAGTCCGCAGCTTTCGCCACGAACCCTCCTCGGTTCCTCCTTTTTAATCTTTTTCCGTAAAGCCTCTCTTCAGTTCATGTACTCCCTCGCCGATTGCTCTCGACAGCTGCGTTACACCGCCCGCCTCGCAGATCGACCAGTACACGGTCATACCAATCGTGCCTGCAAACGTCAGCGCCTTCATGCCGATCTTTGCCCAGTCAAGTTTGCGCGCCTTCTCCGCTTTCTCCTGATCGAGTTCCAGTTCGTGCACTTTCCGCACGGCCTCGTCCTCTTTCAGCTGTTTTTCGTTTTCCTGCGCTTCATCCTTGAGCTGCATATCGTACAGCTTCAACGCCATGTTTGCAGCCGTATTGTACTCTTCCGTACCCGGCTTCAGATCCTTAAGACTTTCCAGCGATTTCTTCGCCGCGTCTTTCAGCAATTCTTTGTTTTCGTAGTTTTCCATTTTGAAATATCTCCTTTACAAAATATCATTCTGGAGTCTCCTCCATAGAACACCACGTTATTTTCGCGTCCGGATCATTTTGATGTTCAGCATCACCCGCTCTTTCCCTGCCAGAGTTTCCGGACTTTTTGCAAGGTCCAGGAACATGTAATGGTCTGTATCCTCGTCACCGGGTGCGATCACAAGGTCGCCGACACACCTCTGGCCTTCGCTCAGGTTGAAACCGATGGCGATACCCAGCACCAGCCCCAGTGCAGCAATGCAGATGAAAACGATCAGAAACAGTCTTGCGTCCATTTTGAAATTCTCCTTTTTAATAATATAGTAGAGGAACCTGTCCCCTGCGTGCGGAAAAAAAGAAAAAGAGCCTACGATTTCTCGTAAGCTCCATTTCGCCTCAGATGTCATTGCGAATCAGGAAAAGCTCATTGCGGTTGCAAGTAACACGCACGATTCCTCCTGCCCGCACCAGCGCGATCGCATTCCGGTAAGCACAGCGTGCCGTCTCAGCATTCTTATACTCGTGTGTATCGACATACATCACTTTCGAGCTGCTTTCGATGAACACGCGGATCTTATCCATAGCGTTCACGTACCCGCGGTCATAATCCGTCTTTACTCGTTTTGCCATAATATCATTTCTCCTTTCGTTCTTCGGAAGACATCCTTCCCTAAAGGACAATGCGTTTTTCGCGCCAACATTCTATTCTAGAATAGAAAAAAGAAAGAGAATGGGCTTCGGACCCACGACCTCTGCAATCAAGCAGTGCTCTACCAACTGAGCTATCTCCTTCCATAAGGGAGGCTGTATTTTTCGCGCCTGCACCGAAACGTCAAAGAAAAGAGCGCATGTTTCCATACGCCCGTTTTCCGGTCAGAATATCCATTAGCGGATACCACACCGAACCTCGTTCAGCATGAGGAGTTCTTCCCCTTCGTTCCAGCCCGCATACGGGTCGCTCAGCGACTCGTTCATAGCGGTCAGAACACAGTTCATCATTTCCTCAAAACCTTTAATAACATTCTTCAGCATAGTAAAATACCTCCTAAAATTGTTCATTTCTTTCCATAAAGGAGGCTGTATTTTTCGCGTCAGAAAAAGGAAACGCCATGATTTCTCATAGCTTCATGCTGGTTACATCCTCCGTCAGCATTAACGGCGGGAATTTCTAAACTTCCGCATCCACCCGTAGGCTTCCCATTTATTTTCCTTCCATAAAGCACCATGCATTTTTCGCGTCTGCGTAAAAAATAAGAGCCTACGGTTTCCCATAAGCTCCATTTTGATTTTCAGTGTTTCTTCTTTGTTCTCTGTTTCACCTCTTCCGTCTTTGCCCCTACCAGGCCAATACATTTGACCAGCAGCACAACGATCAAAATTGCAACGATCAGACTAAACATTGTCCATACCACCTTTCTCATAAAGGCGGCTGATTTTTTCGCGTCAAAAAAGTAAGAGCCGCAGATTCCTCCACGGCTCAATACCTTAGATAGAATCCTCCTCATTATCCATAGGGTCGCTCTGATCCTTGGCTCTCGACTCGATTTTGTCAAGTAGTGCTAAAGTCTTATCGATTTCAGCAATCAGCTTTCTTCTAGTCTCATTGTCCATAGTATAAGCCTCCTAAATTGTCAAACGGTTTCATTCTACCATAAAGGGCGCTGTAATTTTCGCGTCACTGCCGTTCTTTGCTCAGGAGCCAGAAGAAATATCTGTAATATTCGTAGTACATTTCCCGGCAGCAGGGACACCCTTGCGCCTGCAGCTTCTCAAAGCCTATCCCTTCCGTCACGCCTTTCAATATAAAATGAGCCAACGTCGGGTCCAGCTTTTCAATGCAGCGGTCAACAATTGCGATCTGACCGGAATAATATAATCTCGCGATGGCCTGCCGCTCTGTCGGGCTTTCCGGCGGCCTGCCCTTGATGATGCCCGGAATACCACGCGGTTCGGTGTTCCAACCGTCCAGTAAAACCAGTGCCTTTTTCCAGTCCGGGTATTGCAGGCAGAAGTGCTTCAGTTCGTAGTAGCGATGCTTCGGGATACTGCAGGGGTTCTTTGTAGACAGTTGTGCGCGTTCTCTTTTCATTCTTCGCCCCTCCATTCGTAGCCTGTCTGCTCGAAAAGAAGCTTCGGCGAAATATAATAATTGATTCTCCCGTATTTTGAGCTCATTTCCTTGAGATCGGTCACGCGCCTGCCGTTTCTCGTAGCCTCCCCAATCGGCAGCCATCCGGCAATGATACCAGCTCTCACCCATGCCGGATCACGTCCGTAGACCTTTGCTGCCACCCTCACCGGAACAGCACCCAATTTTAACCTAGCTTTGTCCATACTATCGTACTCCTTTTATGTTACTCTAAGCGCATCCAGATACGTCTTAGGCATGAAAAGATAATAATGGCAAAACCGGTCGACTGCGTGCTGTATTTTATTTAGTTTGCGGCGCAGCATTGACAAGTCTGTGGGAATCGTTTAACCTAGAATGACTCACAATAGAAAAAAGCCCGGTCATCCGAGCTTTTTCATTTGGAATTATTCGATTCTGTAAAAATTAAAGGAGGTTCTTATGCTAAAACCCTGTCCAGAATGCGAAATGCAAGTCAGTGACAAAGCGCCCATATGCCCTCATTGCGGCTTTCCGCTGCATTCCGGCCTCGTCAGTACAGTTCGCAAGTCCCATAGGCGTCACGCCAGACTTCCCAACGGTTTCGGTCAAATCACCGAGCTGCGCGGGCGCAATCTTCGTAAGCCTTTTCGTGTAATGGTCACCGTAGGAGTCGACCCTGAGGGAAAACCCATCGTCAAGCTCCTGCAGCCTGTCGCCTATTTCAAAACCTATAACGATGCTTATAAAGCCCTCATGGAATATAACAAGTGTCCATACGACCTGACACAGATCCTCACCATGCAGGAGCTTTATGAGCGCTGGATCGACGAATACACCAAAAAAGTATGCAGTGGAAATATCACCTCGACCAATAGCGCATGGAAGTACGCAAACGACTTGTACGATATGCCGGTGCGCACTGTTAGAATCCCTCATATTAAGAACGCCTTGCTGAACGGCACCTTTGTCGACCGACGCGGAATAACGCACCGCACGACCTATCACATTCAGTTGACCCTGAAAAAGATCTTCAATCAGATGTTTGATTACGCCGTCGAGTACGAAATGACCGATAAGAATTATGCGCGAATGTTCAACCTCCCCGAACCGTCTGCCGAAGAAAAGGCAACTGAAAAATATCCGCACTTCAGTTTCTCGGATCGGGAGTTGGAGATCTTGTGGGGCGCTGCCGGAACAAATATTTACATAGACATCATTTTGATCCAATGCTACTCTGGTTGGCGTGCCTCAGAGCTCATAAAGCTGGAGCTCTCCAATGTAAGCCTCGAGGAGCAAACCTTCCGAGGTGGTTCAAAAACTAACGCCGGAAAAGACCGAATCGTTCCCATCCACCACCTCATCTACCCGCTTGTCGAGAAGCACTATCGCGAAGCCGAAAGGCTCAAATCTCCACGGCTGTTCAGCATTCAAACCTTTGTAGAAGGCGACTTCAGTTTTATTTACTACGAATTATATGCCCGTCAGTTCAAGGTCGTCATCAACCGTCTTGCACTCGACGCACGGCATCATACGCACGACTGCCGCAAGACATTCGTCACCATGGCCAAGCGCGCCAACGTCGATGAATACGCCATAAAGCGCATTATCGGCCACCAAATTGCAGACCTTACAGAACGTGTATATACAGACCGCAGCATCGAATGGCTCCGCTCCGAGATCGAAAAGATTCATTAAAGTTTGTGTGTCCGTCTTATCGTTCACATTATGTATTTTTTCTATATTTTACGTAATTTTTATATTGCATTTCATTGTATGAGCAGTGTATGAATGGAGCACATTCCATACACTTTTTCCACATTTTTTCAAATCTGAAAATATGTAGCTGCGTTCTTATAAATCCATAAAAATCTTCATCCCCTAGGTTAAGATTTTATGACAGATGAAAAAATCAGCCGTACAGCGAAAAAGAGACAGCTTTCTCTTGGGCAAAAAAAGCTGTCTCTTCTTCTGGTTTT